CCTTGGTTCTGCAAGTTTCCGCCAGTAGCGGCAGTTGCCCATGCAGCCGCATCAACATCAGGCTGGATAGGAAGTACAGTTGCTGCACCATTAACTGGGATTTCACGGAACAAACGAGCTACTTTCAGCTCATTCATGATTTCTTTCTCGATGAGATTAGAAACTTCCTGATCGATGTCTGCTGCGTTAGTAGTATAATCGATACCAGCTTTTTCTTGTAGATCTTGAGCAAAAGAAGTGTTGAAACCCTTACGAGTCATTACACCAAGAAGGTGAGCAGTCATAAAGTCTTGGCCCCACTTGCTAATGTCTGACTTTTCACTACGATCAGCGAATACACGCTTAGACTCACGCATCTTAGAGATTTCTTCTGACTTCTCTTCGAGGTCGCGCTTATATTTAGCAAGAGTTTCTTCCATGCTGGAATTCTTCTTGTTAAGGTCTTCTTGTACATCAGCAAGCAACTTTTCAGTGCCTGACTCAATACCTGTTTTAATAGCTGACTTTACAGTCTCAGCTTCTAGAGCTTTAGCTGCTTCTACTTCTTCAGCTTGTTTTTGTGCAGCGGTTGCTGCGGCTTTTTCTTCAGCCTGTCGAATTGCAATCTTAGCAGCAGTCTCTTCTGCCACCTTCTTAGCAAAAGCGTCCAGGTCGATTTCGGGAGTTTTTACTTCCGACATGTTTATCTCCTTTTGAACTGACTTTTCAGTTCCATCCGGTGTATCACTAGCTTCAAATGAATCTTCATCTTTAGCCAGAGACTGACCGGCTAGATCTACACTATTAGTGAAAGTTTTTTTGAACTCATTATATTCTTCAATAGAATCAAATGACTTCGCCAGAGAGAAAGTAGCTGCTTGGTTACAAGGTACCGATACTACTGATACTTCGAACAATTCAGCGTCCTTAATCTTTAATCCGTCGGTTTCCGATAGGTAATCAGCATCCTTGACTCGGAAACCAACAGAAAATGCTCCAAGAATGCCTTCTTTTACAAGCTGCGCGACATGATCAGGCGCAGACTTTGAAATTTTTGCTTTTAGCTCAAGACCGTCTGGAGTAACTTTTAGTCCAGTAGCTCGGCCAATAGGCTTGTCGTAATTGTGGTTGAAAAGAATAATAGGGTTCTTTTCAAAGTTATTTAATCCACCTTTTGTCCATGCTGCATGATCAATTGTATCTCCAGCACGGTCAAAATCGGCTGTGCTAGCCATACCGCAAATATGAACACCCCCATCGTCTTCATCGAGGGCTTTAAAGGTAGAAGTGAGGTTAAATATTTTTTCCATTACTTTTCACTCTTCTTTTCTGCTTTAGCAGACTTGCTCAAAGCTTCAAGAGCATTACCTGCTTTTGGCTTCGCTGCGGGTTTAGGCGTGGGTTCGGGCTTAGGAGGAGGGGTTTCCTTCTTCTTAATTTCTGCCCACACTTCCGGAAGAGAGTTCTCCATAATACTCAACATACGAGTCCAACTCCCAAAAAAGTTCAGTACAAGGCCTGCTCGAATAGGTGTGCGTGTTTCAATATGCTCATACTCACGCTTAGTAAGTATCTTACCTTCTTCTAACATTACCATTGATACTGCTTCGAGGACTTTTCCTCTTTTTCTTATGCTTCCCATTATTCTTCTACCTCCTCGACGGGGCGCCCGCCTTCATCTGGGTTTACTGCTGAACCTGCGATGTTTGCAGGAACTCTTAAATCATCGTACCCTTCTACTGAGTCAAAACCAAGAGCGTCTCGCGCTTCATTGGGAGAAATAATACCAGTATTTACAAGTGCAGAATAGTACTGTGACTGATCTCTTAACTCTGGCTGCAGTGCGGGAATATCTGTAATATCTTCCGAAAGCGAAAATCCAAAGTATCTTTCTAGTGCAAAATTCATTTTACGAACAATAGGAAGTATAGTTTCTAAGTAATACATTCTCATGTTTGGTCGAATATTCGCATTATTCCCTGAGTCCAACATAATAGGGGGAACTCCGAGTGCTTTTAAAATAATTTTTTCGTTTTCTGCAATTGCTGTTTGAAAATCTAATTCTTTAAAGTTTACATTTGATACGGAGTCAATTTCAATTCCACCATCTAAAATAAGGGGTCTTCGTCCGCCTGCGTCTGGTCTGTATCTAGCAGTCCAAGACTGTATCATTCTCTCTTTAATCTTTTCCGAGAGTGTGTTGGGCGACTTAAGTACTAACCCGGGCACTGCTCCATTTTTAAAAAAGTTATCTTGGAAGTCGCGCATACTACGGGTAAGTATCATAGTTCTAAGAGCAGGTTTTAAGCGGGACACTCCTCGGTATATAGAGTAAAAAGAATTATCTTTTATGTGAATAATTTCACTAGGCTTATAATTAATCTGCTCATTAAAAGTGAACTTTTCGATATAAGTACTGTCACTTGCGTGTATTGTCATTTTATTTGCTGGCAAGTGATAGAGATGGACACCGTCAAAGTAAATAAATATATTTCCATCTATTAAAAAATCTGTTACTAAGTTGCGACGAAAAGTACTAATATCTTGAAAGGGATTTGGTTCTTTATTGAGGAGTAGCTCGACTCGTGAACGCTTGATCCCTTTAATTACACTAGACATTCCCTGTACCTGAGCACCTACACTAATAGGTATTTCAGAAGTATCGTCTACAATTAAATTTACACCTCGATTAACAATTTCGAGATCTTCATAGGCCCTTTCGTAGCTCGTTATTTTTTCTCGAGAGGGTTCTGTTTTATGATCAAAGTATGGCTGTGCAGGATTTAATTTCTCCTCCACTTCGGGCGCTTTGCCAATTATTCTATCATACCATGCCATGTTTTTCTCTTTGAATCTCTACCCAGCGCATCTGCTTCGTGGCTGTCACTAGGGCTGGATTTCTGCCATACAATCTATGCAGTTCCAAATGATGCTTATGGCAAAGTGTTACTGTGTCGTTATACAGCTCCGCCCACTTATCTTCTATAAACTCATCTCGCCAAATAATAATGTACTCATCTACGTAGTGATCTGGGCGCTCTCTTTGTTTCTTCTTTAACCACTCCCTTAATAGAGGAGCTAAAGAAGAAAAGTGGTGAAAATCTAATTCAGTGTTTGATCCACAAATTTCACACTCTGTGCCCTTTTCGTACTTTGATTTCGCGCGATCCCTAATATATTTTACTGGATCTCTTTTGAGCTTTTTCATTTTGAATTATAGCCTCTGTAGGATAAATTGTCAAATACTATTTTTTACAGGTATCTTTAAAACCCACTGTTACTAGTTTCGAACGAATATAGTGCATATCTTAAAGCGTCCGCCATATGGGATGCTCGGTTATGTTTTGGCTTTTCTTTGGCTAAATTAGGATTAGAGTCCCATTGATACTGATCTAAACAACTTAGAACTTCTGAGCATCTTTGATCAACCAGTAATTTATTATTATCGGTAATACTTGCTACATGTGCAATTCCATCAAGTACGGATTTTTTAGCGTTGATGGTACTAATGTCATAATTTTGTGCAAAGTCAAATCGAGTTTGCTGAGCAGCAGAGTCAATATAGATATAGTCAATATCGAACATATCAATATACTCTTGTATTTTAAGGGCGTGTTGTTCCGTTGTTTTTTCGGCATCTAAATACTCTCCTAATATATGGTACTCTTCTTCGTCCCAATCATAAGCTATTACGCAGAATGCAGTTGGATCACGATAACCCACATCGAGACCAGCAAATACATCCATATTAGATATGTCGAGAACTTCATTATTAACGATACACTGTTCGTGATCGAAGTTCCATATCTGTCCTTCGTATGTATTAAAATCTGCTTCATACTCTTGCCTGAATTCAGCATCGGACATAGATTTTTTAGCTTCCGAAATATCCAATTCAGACATTCTCGGATTATCTTTATAAGTAGCTCGTATAGAGCACCACTCAGGAAACTCATCATTAAAACCTCTATCGTAAAATTCTGCGAACCAGTTGTTCCTGCCCCGAGGGGTAGAAATAAAGATAGCTTTAGAGTTATCTTTATCTAGAGTAGGTCGAAGAGCTACGTTGAACGCATCACGTCCGTCTGCCAACGCCGCCTCGTCAAATATAATTAAATCGTAACTTCTTCCTACACAGGAATCAACCTGGTTAACAGAACCCATTCGAACCGTTGAGCCATTGCTCAGTTCTATAACTTTGTCCTTAGCGTTGTCTTTTGTAACTTCTAAATCGAAGTGTTTGATTAGATTTCTTTGTAAGTCAAAAGAAATCTGAGACAGCGAATAATTGGGGGACATAATAAGAATATTGGAGCCTGGAACTAGGGATACTAGCTGCCCAATAATATTGGCGATGTATGTCTTGCCCTGTCTTCGAGAGACTGCGGCACAGACAAAGCGATATTTTGGATTATTTATCGCATTTATAATTGCTACCTGAGAAGGTAAAGGTGTAACACCGAGAAGCTCCAGGTAGGGAGTTACGGCTAGCTTAAGAAAGCGTGTCTCAGATTCTAAATTGTGTAGTTCTTCGGATACTATATCTCGACGACTAATTTCTACGGACATAACTACTGCTCTGTTTTTTGATCTTTTAAAGTTTCTTCGTTTTGTTCAAGCCAATCTTCTGCATCAGTACCAACATCATTTTGTGTTGCTTCTCGATAATAAATAATTATTTCTTTTTGTTGGCGAATATATCTACGAAGCTCTTGTAAATTGTAGGACATGTTCTCGTAGTCTAAAGGAGTAATTCCGAAAAGAACGTAAGATCCATCCTGTAATTTTTTAAGTTGGACTATCTGTTCATCAAAATTTTTCTCTGTAACGACAAAAAATTCTACGTCTTGTAAATTAATTGCTTTAGGCAAAGGAGGCTGATAGATCTCCAGTGTTTTATACTCAGTAACTGTTTTAATTATTGGTTCTGGAGCAGGCAGAGGTTGAGGCTGTAGCCATGAACATCCACCAAGTAACATAACTAAGGATAGACTAGTTAGAGTCCGCATCTTGCACCTCTTTACTTGCTTCTTCTATTGCTCGAAACACTTCCCTAGTACCTTTATTAATGCGAGGCTGTATAAGCCCGGGCTTTGCTTTTGCAAGTCTAGTAAGGTCGTGTCTCTTAAAAATAGATAAGTAATTGTCCATTTCTTGTTGCATAGCGTTATTCTTTTCGCCCAACTCTCCAATTACTTTTAATTGTTTTTGTAAATTTTGCTCAGATTGCACTCTTGCTGTTTCTGCTGTTTCAAACGCAGTTTCAAGTTTAATAGTGTTCTCTTTTAAAATTACATTGTTTTTTTCAAGCTGCGCTATTGCAAGATCTTTTTGTCCTACAACAGTTGTATGATAAGCATACCCCGCCCCCGCAAGTATAAGTGCAATAGGCAGCATTTTTAGCATTCCAAACATTAGGACTCCGTCTTAAATAAAGTAAATATACCATAAGCTAATCCAGCCCATGCTGCTATTTTCGCAAGACCCCCGAGTAGTAGAAAACTGCCACAAAGTGTGATAAGTACCACACCATCCGCAGTACTACGTTCACCAATAAGTTTACTTAGATATTTCATACGTGGGTACCTCTCTTTTTGTGCCCGTTCCAAGCCATAAAGCCTGCGGCTGCTAATGCCCAGTAAGCAAGATAATTTAAAAACTTAAATCCGTTTACTTCAATGCAGATGTCTCGAAAAAGTTTATCTGCCTGACTTTGGTCCATTCGAGTTGTGTTTGTTCCATCTTTCTTTTTCAAGCAAGCAAACTTATAAACATAGTCATGAACTAATCCGCCCATAAGTAGTACTCCGGTAGGAGATAACCACATGGCTAGAAACTTTGGTACGGATGCGCCATCAAATTCAAAACCTTTAGGAACTACGTACTCTTCACCACCGAGTTTAAAATGAAAGTCATCACAGATTTCCCACTGTCGTACTCCCATTAACCACATAAGAATACCTTTGAAGAATCCTTTATTTTTAGTCTGAATTGGAAGAGGTTTCATATGAGGCATTTCAGAATACTCAAATCCTACACGATGCTCACCTTGTCCATCAAACTTAGTAAAGATAAAACCAATTACTACTAGTACTCCAAATACTGTCCACTGCCAAAAAGTCATTGCTAAATCAAGTAACATTTCCATTATTTCTTACTCCCTACTGCATCTGCGGCGAAAAAGGCCGACACTAGTACTGCGATTGAGGCAAAGTAAGTGGGTGCAATATCTGCAATTAAATTTGCCGCTTGATCTAACCCGAACATAGAAGTTAGAAAAATACCAAAGGGGTATAGCAGAAGACCGACTAAAGAAAACCATGCCATCTTACGAATAGCATCTCGTTGAGCGTCTTTATCTTCGAGTTCTTTTCTTTTAAACTCGAGGTACATTGCCTGTTCTTCTGGGGTGACTTCTCCGTCACCGTTTGTATCTGCTGGGTGAAACTTCTCTTCCATGTTAGCCCCTAAATTTTGCTATAAGCATCTTGATTGCTACCGTAGTAGGCAGGAATCTCCAAGGATGGAATCTATGTCCCAGCTTTTCCATTTCTTGTTTGGAAACAAACTTTTTGCTCCAGTTATCAATATACAATTTACCAAACTTAAGCACAGCATGGCCTCCGCCAGTATGTGTAGTTACAAAACAAATCTTTGCTTTAAAAGTAAATAAATTAAGCCAAAACTTAAGCCATGATTTTTCACTGATTAAGTATAGTACTGTAAGAGAGTAGTCCTCACAATCTCCGATATAAGGAGCTTCTTTCATTATTCTCCAATGGTCGGATACTTTATATTGCTCTTTGTCGTACTTATACTTCCAAGTTTTATTAATATGAGATACTTCTAAATCAAACACTACCACTTCACCTTATCGGCCCAATAAGCTGCGCTCATTTTACCCTTTGCGATATTCTTCGCATGACGTGCTTTAAAGCTTTTACGCTTCGCTTTCATTGCAGCACTTTCTCCTGCTTTTGGCTTACCCGCTGTTTTAGCACCTTTTTGCCCAAATCGAATCGTTTTGATTTTGTCACCTACCTTTGCTACGACAATATGGGACTTCTTTGAGTGGCCTGGAGTTCTACGAGGTTTGTTGAATCCTTGTACTCTTGCACGTGCTAATCTTGGGTCTCTTTTCTTACCTTTTCTTTTTGCCGCCACGTTTCATTCTCCCTGTACGCTTGGCGAATGTTTTCACCATAGTTGGTTTTCCGCCGGGGTTGCCTGCAGCTCTTTTTCTTCTAATAGCTGATCGTCTTTGTGCCGGAGTCATTTTCGCGGCCTTAGATGCTGGCACACATTTTGGGTATTTTCCTTTTTTAGATGTTTTACGTCCACAAGCTTTATATCCCCCGCCCTTTTTAGGACGGGAAATATCTACCCACTTTTCTTTAAACCATTTAGTTAATCCACCTTTTGGCTTAGCCATTTACTTACCCATGCGGTACTTACCGCCTTTGGCTTTATAAGTTTTAACTAACCAACCGTTTGCATAAGCAGAAGGATATACAGCAAATTTTCTTTTAGTCTGAGCTTTTACCCTTGCATATAACTTTTTATTAGTTGGTACGGGTTTTTTCTTTGCAGCTTTCCGCTTAACCCTTTTTCTTACCGCCACGCTTCTTTTTCATAAGTGCCTTTCGCAATGCTGGAGGCAGCTTCTTTTGGGCTGCAGTCAATCCGCCCATAGTTTTCTTTTTACCCTTGCCCTTTTTAGCGGGGCGTCCGCGTTTTTTACCGTAAGTTCCTTTACCTGCTGGCACTACTCTTCTCCTTCTCCGGCGTCAACCAGAGCTTGCTTAAACTCATAAGCAGTCATATCACGTACTTCTGGTAATGGGAGAAGCAGTCTTTGCATAAAAGCATTTACTTCTTCCCAATCTTCTGCAATTAACCGTACTTCGTTATCTACGGTAATTTGCCATTCATTTGTTTTATTTAAAAATTGTATATTCATTAGGAAAATGCTACCATTAGTATACCTATTATTAACCCTATATTAAAGCCTATAGAGCATGCAAAAACAAAGTCTTTTGCAAATGATCTTCTTTGAAATTCATAGTTTATATGTTTTCGCACCCATTAGCCCATGAGTAATGTTACAATTACTCCTGCAAGAAAAATAATAAGGCTTCCAGCGCCTACCATGATTCTATTTTCAATTCTTTTTAAAGACTCTTCTATGTCCATAAGTCTATTAAAGGTTGTTTTCCAGCGTTCTTCGCACTGAGACTCATGTTGTGCCATCCCAAGCTCTATACTGTGTATTCTACTCTCCTGGTCCATTTAGTAATTTCTCCATGAGTTTACCGTAATTGCCCTGACCGAAAGGTAGCGCGCCATCGTTAATCTGAACATTAGTCTGATTACGAATATTAGTTGATTCGGCTTTTAATAACTCAGCTTGCGCTTTGATTTCGTCCATACGCATTTTATGTGCCATCTGCAACAAATCTGCTAAATCTTTAGAAGAGTATACTCCAGTCTCCTGAGCTTCTTCTAATTTACTAGCAATCATTTCGTCTAACACATGAGCAATATTGTTTTTGTTGCGGTACCCCATATCGAGATAAACAGTATCAATGTACTTTTTAACTTCTCGTTTATTTAGTAACTCAACTACTTGGTTTTCTGGAACTGCCATCATCTCACAAACTGCACGAATGTTCCCAAACTGCAAATAAGCATTGGCAATTTCAAGTCCCTCGGGGGATATTGTCGTAACTTCTTTTCCCATTTTGCAATTCTACTCCATGCCAGTTGCAAAGTCAAGTTTTATTTTTTGTACCTTAGTCCGCTAAAGGGTTGTCCAGCGCTTTTTGTAGTTTGTCTTCGAGACTTGTTTCTAGCTTATCCATCTTATTTTCAATGCGATCTTCTAAATCTCTCATTGTATCTCGAACATCTTTTTCCGTTTCTCGAGCAAGATCAGAAACTTCTCGGAGCCTCCCGTCAATCTCACTTTGTATGTCCTTCACACGTCCGGAAGTAGTATCAGATACACGCTCTATACGTGTAATATCATCTTTTAATGAGTTTTTAATATCTCGAGTGTAGTCTATAGCTTCATCAAGTTTTGTTTCAATTACAGCATTCCTAGCGTCGATTGCGCCTACATCAATATTTTGAACAATTTCTTTCATATCCATATAGTCTTTATAGACCTCAAAAGCCGCCCATGACGCGCCTCCAAGTGTAGAAAGGGCAGTAAAAACTATTGCAGCTTTTCCGCCCTTAAATGTCATTCCCGCAAATTCAAACTCCGCCATTTAGTCATTTCCTTCCCCCGTTGCTAAAATACTTTCAGCCATAGGGACTTGTGGTTTAGGTACGTCTTCAACAAACTGCAAGTTTCTTAAGTTTGCAATCTCCTGCTTTAGCCTAAATACCTCCATTCTTTTCTTTTCGAGCTCTAACTGATACAAAGTATTACAGTTGAGTCTCTCTTTTGGAGCTCCTATTGGTATATTAATACGAGCATAAACACCTACGTCGTTTGTTCTTACTTGAGGCATTGTCTGATCTACTATATAAGGACTATCATATCCATTATCTATAAACCCAACGACCCCGAATTCTACATTCGTAGATGAGCCGATAGCATTCTGGCACTCTAATTGACCGGACCTTATCCTATCGGATGCATAACTTTGAGGAGAAGCTGGCAAGTTCAAATTAAGAGAACTTGAATCGCTCCAAGCTGTTGAACATAAGAACAACAGCACTATAATTATTAAAAACTTCACAATGTCTCACTTTAGTTTTGAACATATTCGAGAAGATACTATAGAAGGTTCCTTCACAGTTAATAGTATCTTTGATTTAGAACAAATATACCTAGCTTTATCAATTTCCTTTTTACTAATGTATACTGTTATATTCTTTGTTTCTTGGTACTCCATAGGAACTACTCTGCTTTCAATTGCAAACCGTACAGGATTCCAGTCTTCGTCAAATACGTTCAGTTCGTAGTACCTTATATCTTCTCTAGTATTGAAAAGAACCATTTCTGCTTTTAGTACTCCTGCTATATGCGACATTTCTAGCTCTGGATAAGTAGGAGTAAACTGGTGGGCATTTGCATACCCACCCGTTAAAAGTAAAAACAGTAGGATAAATCTCATTACTTAGCAATACACTCCGCTACAATAAGTGCAGTATAGTTTCCTGAAGGAAATGACTTTCCAACACCATAATCTGCTTCAGAAGTTACATTAAACCAGACACTGCCTGCTTTCACTAGGTCAAATTCTGTGGTGTGTCCGTTATTGTAGATGGCTTTGTCTGTATTAAATACGGACATGGCTGCATCCGACATTTGGCCAGCAATAGTTGTGCTCGTCCAATCTACGGTGTCTGATAAAGATGGAGCAGCGGAAAAATTGGTGGGAGTTGTAATTACCGCTTTATACTTTGAAGCAGTAATAATGTCGTAACGGATAATTGGCATTACACCTCCATCGGCTGCTTTAGTACTTAACTTATCTACTGTTGGGTTACCAAACCTACCTGGGGTGTCCGATTGAATAACGCACTTAGATTCAATAAATCCGGTAATTGGAATATCAGCGCCTGCTGTGCTCGCGGTAACTGCTAATGCAGGAATTAATAATAGTTTTTTCATTTTCATAAGGTTTGAGTCCCTAGTTTAGTGCATTTGCACCCTTCGATAATCATTTATCGTACTGTTTTGTTATCATTTCTTCATGTAACTTTTGTTGGGCTAATCCTAGCCTCCTTCCTTTCTTATTTTTAGGTATCTGACTATCAGGGATCATGGGCATATCTGTATAAGTGCCCCCGTTTAACGAACTAGTATAAGATACCGGTATATAGTTCATTGCAAATAGGGCCTCTTCTTGAGCGGCCGCTTGTCCATCCATTGCGCCGCGATTAAGGCCCCCAAGCATTTTTTCTAAGTCTACTTTGACTTTTTTAATACGCATCTTGCGCTCATACTCTTCTTCTTCGTCTATAGCTGCTTGGCGTTCCATTTCTGCTAGTACAAGCTCATCCTGTAAAGGATCATTAAATTCTACTACGGGAATAAGGTCTGGGTCATAAGGAATTCTGTAACCAGGACAGGTGGGGTCACTTTGAGGATCAAAGCAGGGCTCATACTGATAAGTATAAATTACAGAAGGATCTGAAACACTTCCTGTACCTTCTACTTCAATTGAACCGTCGCCCCATCTTTCCAGAGGTATTGCACCAACTGGAATTATTTTGTAGATTTTATTGCCTTCGAGACCTGACCAATCATCAGTTTCCCGAAAGATATAACCATCACCTAAAGCATCTTCGTTCTGTACATGCACGAGCATGTCATCTTCAATATTTTTTACTGCTGTATAACGATAAATAACATTCCCCACAGTAAGACCAGCTTGCTGCGGAAGAATGTTCTGCATTACCCAGTTATAGGCTCTAGTCCCACTTTCTCCGTAAACTACGTCAGAGTAAGAGTAGGAGGAGTAGGCTAGCAACGCCGCCAAGAGCCCAACCTGTAGCCTTCGTTGTTTCGTCCATTTTACCTTCATCTTCTTCCTCTATTGGTTGAACTTCGGTATGGCTTTCCCATCCTGCTTTTGCCTCGGGACCTATGAGTCCGTCATATGGGCAAGGAGTACCTGCCATCATCATGGCATCGAACACTCGTTTATCTTGACACATCACTGAAACTGCTGCTACCTTCATTCCCATATCATAGAGAGTCTTGGCATTCTTCAGTTTCTCACAATTCATATCTCTTTGGGTAGTACCCATTGAAATACCCAGAATCTGAGTTTGTACTGCGCCCGCAACTCCTACTGTACAAAGATCCGAATTAGAAATATTCATTGTCGGTGTAATTGCCGAAGGGGGTGGAGACTTCAGTGTTGTTTCAGTTTTTGACGTTATGTCACTAGTTGTAGTTGAATCTGTTACTATTACGTCTTCTGCGGGTACTTCATCCTGTGCCAATGCAGGAACTGCTAATAACATTAGCACTAATAATTTATTTAGTTGGGAGACCATTTCTCTACCTTTATAATAGTTGCTTTAAGTACGTCTTCAAAAGAACCGTCAGCTGTCTTTACTAGTATCCTGTCACTTATTCCATTATTGTACTGAGGCGGCATAGTTCCAATTACTTCTAGCTCTTTACCTGTCTTCCAGTGTTTGTAAGTTACTTTTACCATTTGGGTTCTTTTTTCCATTTTCTACAATTATAGATTAACCTAGGTCGAATGTCAAGAACTATTTTTCTAAGCTAAGAAAGACGGAGGTGTTGGCCAGCTAACACTGTGCTCACTTTCCGGATTATCTAAAGAATTTGTTATATTTCTTAATGCGGTTCTATAGGTCTGTGCTTCGCTTTTTTGGGCATCTGTAAGTGCATTATCAGGGATTTGAGTCCAATCCGTCGAGCTTAGTAATCTAGATCTTAGGTTTCTTATATCTGCCAATACTAAAGCAGGGTCCCATACCCAACGAGAGTTTGGTATATCCCATGTAGCATGAGTATTTATTCTTGTGGGTATTTCCACAAAAGAGCCATTGCTTTTATCATAACAGTAGTGATCTATAAAATAAGCAAAATCGTTACACCTTTCATCATCAGGAACATCCTCCTGCATTAGTCTAATAGTTCTATATGTACCATCTTCTGATAAACCTATACCGCTTATTTCTCCTTGAGGAAACTGAAGTCCTACTATTCTTCCTGTGTCTTCCTCTACTGTCATTATTGAATGCATCATCGATTAGTTCTCCTATCTTAGTTGTGCTGACATTATTGTGCTAAAATTGTTAAAATACATAGTTGAACCCCCGTTACCAGGGCCAAAACTAACATCATTGTAGTACCCGTAAAATCGAGCTTGATAAGTCATCCATTTAATTGCTTGTATTTGCTCTTCTCGGTCTACTCCGCTACCTGCAACAAACATCTGTGTAAACTCGCTATTTACATACCTTCTATTAGATCCGTCGAAATAGATCTGTCCATTATTTCCCGAAACCGTTCTAGCTCCTTTTATGTTGGATATTGTGAAAGTCTCGTTTGAAAGAAATCGTCTACTATCTACAGCTACATCATCGTTTGCTGTCAGTATCTGTATTCCATAAGTATCTGCACCTGAATAAGTAATACCTGTCATATCTTTTACAACGAAGTAGTCCATAGTAGCATCTGAAAGATTGCCAATTGTTACCGAATTATTCTGACTCGTATAAGTGAGAGTTGCTTTTTTAAAGGTTCTAAGATTACCTGATGCAAACTGACAACCATAAAGAGTATCAGTGAGAGTTGCTCCTGTAGGAGGTTTTATAAATACCAAAGGTTTTAATCCTTGTGTACTTGTAAGATTCACGGAGGTACCCGTGCCTGATGCAACAACTACATAATTTATTAAGTCTTTGCTACTGTCTGTAACCAGGTAGGTTCCGTTACTATCCTCTCCTATTACTTCTATTCCATATGCCATTTTATCCTATCCTCAATATTACAGTTTCTATTCTTCTGCTGCCGCCCGTATTATTAGAGACTGTAATTGTACCTCCATTAGCAGAAGATCTTGCATACCCATAACTAACAGTGCTCGTACCATATGCACTTGATAAAACTACTTCCACCTTTGAAGAATCTGTCGCATTTGTAATACCTGTAAAGCTATGGCTAGTATTACCTGAATATATTCGACTATCATATACTTGTATGCTGGTACATCTTAAGTCTGATCCAAATACTACGCTGGTGTTATTGGGTCCGAAGATTTCTACCCCATATCCTGATGAACCCGAACCTCCAGTCTGTCCTCCGCCTCCTGAACCTCCTGGAGTAGTAGAGGTATCATTTACTACAAAAGTACCCGAGTCTACTATAGTGCCTCCCTGACTGCCTGTACGTATCCTTGCTGTAACTTGTAAGGACCCTTCTGTGGTAGTATCTGCTGTAGGGGTTACACTAAAACTTGCTGCTCCACTGCTATTAGTAGTTACAGTACCTGAGGTACTTCCCGTAAATTGAGTAGGGGATGTAATCGACCAATATAATGAGGTGCCCGTGGAGACGTTAGCAGTTGCAATATTGAAAGTACCAGCAGAACCTTCGTTTATACTTGTAGGAGTTGTAAGGGTGTAACTAGGTGTAGCGGTGGTTGTTTCCCACCTTATTGTTTTAATAGCGTTTACAGTTGTTCCGAAAGGATTGCTAGATGAGCTCCATATCCAAGTTCTAACAGTACCAGACACGCTAGAGGTTGCAGCACTACGAGCAAAACTAACTCCTCCTATTTTTAAAGTATCAAAAACAGTTGCGGAGGGAGCAGACACACTTCCTGTTATAGCCATGCTAACAGAGGTGCTGAAGGTACTATAATTTAGCGTATAACAGTTTCCTCCTCCAACAACGCCCGACACAGAGCTGTTTTGAGAACCTCCTGAAGTATTCGATAGCGTTCCATAACTAAAAAAAGTGCTATAAAAGTACCCGTATGCAAAAGTGCTCAAGGCGCCTACTTTTAAGTATTTTGTTTGTAAGATGGCCATCAGTTATACCCACACGTCAAAAAGTAAGCCTTTCTTAGTAGAAGGCCAGATTGAATATTTTCTTGTCATGTAGTACCTCCGATTGGGTTTTATAAACATAATGGCAATTATACAACAATTATCAAAAA